AATATGAATTTACTATTGATAGTTTACCCTCCTTTAGATATTTTGGCATCAAACTTATTGGAACTTCAACAAATCAGGCTTACCCACCAAGAGTTAAAGATTTGAGAATTATTGCTCTAGCATAACATGAAATATTCTAAAGTTGAAGGTTACTCTAACTTAATTAGGGATGAAGAAACAAAAGCAATTCTCAATACAAATATGTCAGATTACAATGCTTACATTGCACAAAAAAGAATAAAAGAAAAAGAGAATGAAAAGTTACAAAATCTTGAGAGAGACTTTGATAATATGAAAGAAGATTTGAATGAAATAAAATCATTACTTAGGAGTTTAATCAATGGATCCAGATAAAATACAACTTGAGAACTTAAGTAAAAGTTTTGAGTATTTTAAAGTTTCTTCAGAAATTGATAATATTGATAATTTAGAGGACATCAAAAATATTGCAAAATGTTATTATAAATTATATTTAAAGCAACAAGAAGTTGTTGCTCAACTCATAACATCTAAACCATAAATATTCTTAAACAGTAGAAATAAATGGCGCAACCATCTACCAGGCAAGAATTAATAGATTATTGCAAAAGAAAACTGGGAGCGCCAGTTTTAGAAATAAATGTTGCAGATGAACAAATTGAAGACCTTGTTGACGATGCTGTTCAGTTTTTTCAAGAAAGACATTTTGATGGAGTTTATCCAACTTTTTACAAGTATAAAGTAACAGCAGCAGATATTGCTCGCGGAAGAGCAAAAGGTCTTGATGCAACTAGTAATGTTGGAATTGTAACAACAACGGTTAATACGAATATTGTAGGTACTGCAGTAACTTTTTCTTACAGTGAAAATAGTAACTATCTTCAAGTTCCCCCAAATGTAATCGGTGTTAATAAAATCTTTACTTTTGATAGTTCAAATACAATTACTCATAATATGTTTAGTGTAAAATACCAATTATTTTTGAATGATGTTTATTATTGGGGAACAACTGAACTTTTGAGTTATGCTATGGTTAAAACATACTTAGAAGATTTGGATTTTCTTTTAAATACTCAGAAACAAATTCGTTTTAACAAAAGACAAGATAGATTATATTTAGATATAGACTGGGGAACTGTCAGTGAAAATAATTATTTTATTATTGATTGTTATTCAACCTTAGATCCAAATGATTATTCTAAAGTTTGGAATGATTCATTTATAAAACCATATTTAACTTCATTAATAAAAAGACAATGGGGACAAAATATGATGAAATTTACTGGAGTAAAACTTCCAGGTGGAGTTGAATTAAATGGAAGACAAATGTATGATGATGCACAAAGAGAAATTGACATTTTAATGGAAAAAATGTCCAATACTTATGAACTTCCACCTTTAGACATGATAGGATAACATGCTAAATCCATTTTTTCTACAAGGTTCCTCTTCGGAACAAGGTTTAATACAAGATCTGATAAATGAACAAATCAGAATGTATGGTGTTGAAGTTTATTATATACCAAGAAAATTTATTACAGAAAAAACTGTAATAAAAGAGGTTATACAATCAATATTTGATAATGCTTATCCTTTAGAAGCATATGTCAATAGTTATGATGGTTATGGCGGAACAGGAACCATACTGTCAAAATTTGGTATCCAGGATCTTGATGATTTGAGTTTAATAATTTCCAAAGAGAGATTTGAAACTTACATTAGTCCTCTAATAAAAAATTTAAATAGTATAAAATTATCTACAAGACCTAAAGAAGGAGATTTAATTTATTTTCCATTGGGGGATAGATTATTTGAGATCAAATATGTAGAACACGAACAACCTTTTTATCAACTTCAAAAGAATTATGTTTATGAATTGAGATGCGAACTCTTTAGATATGAAGATGAAGTTGTTGACACAAATATCGAAGAAATAGATGACAACATTCAAAATCAAGGTTACATACAAACATTAACTGTTGTTGGGGCGGCGGTTACTGCTTCTGCAGTTACAAATATTGTAAATGGTGGAGTTAGATTTATTAGAGTAACTAATAGAGGAAGTGGATTCAATACTGCACCAAAGGTGGCAATTTCTTCTGCTCCATCTGGAGGATATACTGCAGTTGGTGTTGCAACGATGATCGGAAACTTGATCGACTGTAATGGAACATCGTCATTAAAAGTTCAAGGTGTTGAAGTTATTAATTCTGGTTATGGTTACACAGTTGCCCCCGCTATTGCTTTTATTGGAGGCGGTGGAAGTGGAGTTGCAGCAACAGCAGTAATAGGTGATGGTATTGTTGGGTTTGTTACTGTAACAAATGGAGGTTCTGGATATTCAGCATCACCAACAGTAACGTTTAGTGGTCCTGGAATAGGAAATACTGCAGTTGGTTATGCCGTAGTAAGTTCTGCTGGAACTGTTACTCAAATAAGACTGAGAGATGCGGGAATAGGTTATACCGTCGCACCAATTATTACAATAGCAGGTCCAGGTTCAAGTGGAACAGGATCATTTAGGTACAATGAAATTGTAACTGGATCGACTTCCGGAACTACTGCAAGAGTAAATTCTTGGGATTCAAATAATAATAAACTTGAGGTTTTTATTGTAAGCGGATCTTTTTCACCAGGAGAAACTATTACGGGATCTACAAGTGGGGCATCATATAAATTAAGAACACTAAAATCAGACAATCTTGTTGATCCTTATTCTCAAAATGATGTTATAGAGGAAGAAGCAGATAAAGTTATTGATTTTAGCGAGTCAAATCCTTTTGGCACATTGTGATTTAAATAAATATTATATAAAATTTTAATAATAAAATGTTTGAATATTTTTACAACGAAATTTTTAGAAAGACAATTGTGTCTTTTGGATCGTTATTTAATGATATTACTATAAAGCATAAAGACAGTTCTGGTTCTAATGTTAGTGTAATAAAAGTTCCTTTGGCATATGGTCCAACTCAAAAATTTCTAGCTAGATTAGAACAATCTCCAGATTTAAATAAACCAGTTCAAATAACATTACCAAGAATGTCCTTTGAACTTGTTGGGATATCTTATGATGGTTCTAGAAAATCTTCAACTGTTCAAACATTTTTATCTTCATCAGTTTCAGATAAAACTCAACAAAGAAAAACATATCTACCAGTACCATATAATCTTGATTTTGAATTGAGCATATTTACAAAGTTAAATGATGATATGCTTCAAATAATCGAACAAATTTTACCATATTTTCAACCGGCATATAATATTACGATTGATTTAGTCTCTGAAATAGGAGAAAAGCGAGATATGCCAGTTATATTAAACAGCATATCAATGAGTGATGACTATGAAGGTGATTTTTCACAAAGAAGGTCTTTGATTTATACTTTAAGATTTACTGCAAAAACATATCTTTTTGGTCCATCATCTGCTGTTTCTACAGATATCATCAAGAAGGTTTCTATTGGTCTCATTTCTGGAGATTCTACTTCAACTCCAACAAGAGAAGTTGTTTACTCGATAGAACCAAGAGCTACTAAAAATTATACTGGCAATATCACCACAAATCTTTCTAAGAATATATCTGATATTGATACTTTAGTTGAAGTTAATGATGCTTCATCTATTGTTTCTAATACATATATTTACATAGATGAAGAAGAAATGTACGTTGATAAAAAAGCAGGCAACGTTCTTACAGTCACAAGAGGTGCGGACAATACAAAAGCATCTTCCCACGTTTTAGGATCTGCAGTTTATAAAATAACTGCTGCGGATAATGCTTTGATTAAAACTGGAGATGATTTTGGATTTAGTGAGAACATTTTATGAAAATGACAAAGAAATTTGACGAGATTAATAAAACTTTTAACGTTGATGCAGAAATAATACCTGCAGAGTCAGAGAAGGTTTCCAGTGAAATTGAAAAAATATCTTCTACTATTGATGATGTTAAGAAAGATTATGAGTATACAAGAGGAAATCTTTACTCAATCATAGAAAAAGGACAAGAAGCAATCAACGGTATTCTGGAACTTGCTCAAGAAAGTGAAATGCCAAGAGCATATGAGGTTGCTGGACAATTAATTAAGAATGTTGCAGATGCTACAGATAAGTTGATGGATCTCCAAAAGAAACTTAAAGATATTGAAGAAGAAAAACAAAAAGGACCAACAACAGTTAACAATGCACTTTTTGTTGGATCTACAGCAGAATTAGCAAAACTTCTAAAGCAACAAACTGAAGGAAGTGTAGAATGATAAATATAAAAAGATATTAATTTTTTATGCCCAAAATCAAGTCGCATAAAACCGTTGAGCAAATCGCAAAGAAGCATCGTCTTGACGTTTCTTTTATACAAAAGCAACTTGATATGGGGGAACCTATTGAGCATGAACACACTCAAGATCATGAACTTGCTCGTAATATTGCTCTTCAACACTTAGATGAGATTCCAGACTATTATACTCGTTTGAAAAAAATGGAAGCAGATGCCAAAAAGCATCATAGAAAATTTAAAGATGTAAAAGAAAATAAACTTCATAAATGGTTTCAAGATTCGGAATCAACAGATAAAAAACCTGGCTGGGTTAATGTGTTAACTGGAGGAACTTGTGCAAGTGACGAACCAGGCGAAGGGGTTCCAAAATGCGTTTCGTCTGAAAAAAGAGCAAGCATGACTTCCGCAGAAAGACGTTCAGCAGCAAGAAGAAAAAAAGCAGCAGATCCTGGACAACAAGAAAAAACTGGAGCTGCAAAACCAACATATGTTTCTACGGATTCACCTAAAAAGAAAATGAAAGAGGAAATGGACGTACAAGAAGCAAAAGACAAACCGGGTAAAGGTAGTGGCAAAAAAGACGCTTGTTACCATAAGGTAAAATCTAGATATTCTGTTTGGCCAAGTGCATATGCTTCTGGAGCACTTGTAAAGTGTCGTAATGTTGGTGCTGCAAACTGGGGAACTAAATCGGAGGAAACTATGCACGAAGAAGAAAGATACTGTCCTTTATGTGACAAAAGAGAAACAAGATCTGAATGTTCTTATGGCGAAAAGGCATGGGATAAGGTTTCTGTAAAGGATGAAGAGTACTCAATGGCAAGATCAGAACTCAAAACCATTGAAGATGCAGTAAAAAGGATCAAATCAAAAGTTGGTAAAGGTGAGGGAGATTTAGAAGCATGGGTTCAGTCAAAAATTACTAAAGCAGCAGATTATATCGATACTGCAGCAGATTATATTGCAAGCGGAGAAATGGAAGAATCTTTTGGGTATGAGATAGATCCAGAAAAACATAAAAAAACTAAGATGTCATCCGCGGCAAAAAAAATTGATAATATGACAACCGCACAACAAGCACAATTACCACAAAAAGCAAAGAAAGTTGTTGGTGTTACTTTACCCAAATTTGAAGAAACTTTGGTTGATAAAATTACAAGGGAAATATTAGATGAAAAATGTTGGGCAGGTTATAAAAGAAAAAAAGGAACTAAAGAGTTTGATAAAGGTTCTTGTGTAAAAGCAGAAGATGTAACTATTGAAGATGCTAACGGAAATACTTTTGCTGAAGTTGTCGATATTATTAAACCAGAACCAATTAGAGGATTTAAGTCTCAAGTAAGTGAAGCAACAAGACTTCAAGCACAAACTGGAAATGTTATTGCAGTAACTCTTTCTTGGAGAGGAAAATATTATTCACTTAAGATGTTTTTCCCCCAA